TTTCTAAGACCCATTTTGTAAGAACCCTGTTTTGGAAACGCCCACATTGAATCTTTAATAAGAATTGGATCCCAGACAGCCTGTTCTTGGATTGGCTGAATATCATAGTCTACTTTGACAAAGTGTGGACGATTTCTTTCTTTACCAGTTTTCTTGTCTTTCTTAGGAGCATACAAGAAATCAACAATACCGCCCCAGTCAGGAGCGACCACAGGAAGCCCATAATAAGCCGCTTCGAACACAGGCAGACCGAACCCCTCACCATGTGCTAGATTGATGAAGGCTTTGACTTTAGGGTGCTGATAGAGGGCGGATAGTTCATTGTTGCTGAGATCGCCGTGCAATAGATACACAGAGCATTTTCGGTCTTTGAATTCATCCAAAATATTTTTAAGACTTTCTTGAGAAAAATGTCTGTCAGTAAGTGAATTATTTCTGATGTTGCCCTTGAGTACCAGTCCGATTTCTTGATCCCAAAATTCTTCAAGCCACCAACGCACTGTGTTCTCGATGTTTTTTCTGGGCGACCATTGCGCCATGCAAAGAAAATTAAAATCATGTTTTAAGTTTAGTTCAAAGTTTCCGTCTGGTTCATATTGACGCACCGGATAATGCACAACTTCCACAGGCACTTGGCACTTATAGTCTTTATGAACTTGACCTGTTCTTTGATCCTGCGCTTCATAAGCACTGTTTTCGAAAGCATATTTGGTGTGATTCGATGTGACAAGAATCTTGTCAACAAGGTTAGATTTTTCAACCCATTGCGGGGACATTTTGGTTGTTTCTGTGCCGGCTGTGTATCCAATATTGATGGGGGCCAACTTTTCCCATTCCTGGGGAATTGTGACCTGAAGGGACATGTCAAACTGTGGCGGAACATTATGTTTTTTGTGTTCTTCGATGTATAGCACGGTTTTTTTAATCTGTTCGTCGATCCATTGGCGTTCTTCAGTATCTTCCCAGATCCAGCCTGTTTGGCCCCAAGGAATATTAATTATATAAATATCAAAAAGTTCTTCTTTGGACCTGAGTGATCTAAGAGCAAAACGGGCTTGCTCTCCATAACCGCTTTGAGAGAGCACCGGTCCTCTTAAAATTATTTTTTTGCTCATGTTAACTCCAGCAATTCCCAAGATTTATAATTTTTTCTATTTTCCCACGAACCATGCTTTTCATGAATTTGATTCATCGTTTCTACCCACTTTTCACAGAAAGCTTCGAAGTTGTAGTTGTCTTTGACGTGTTTTTGGCCTTTTTCTGCCCATCTTTCGTATAATGTGCCCTTGTCTTGCCAGGCATAGTACATGTCTTCTATAGCATTGAGAAATTGTTCTTTGCTAAGGCGGTCTTCGTAGATATATGGCACTTGCTGGGAACCTATAACAGCCTTTGAACAAGGTTCAAGGCCGATTCCAAAGAATTCATCACCATTTGTGACTTGCTCTTGCAAACCGCCGGTCATGTTGACGATAATTGGTGTCCCGCAAGCCATAGACTCAAGCGTTGAAAGACCAAATCCTTCAGCATCACTGATGTTTATGGTACAATCCACTGCATTATAAAGACTTCCTAAGTGAACCGCTTCAAGACGTTCTGTTGATAGCAGGATTTCTCCTTCAGTCAACTTCAAATGCTTCAAAATATGTTCTAAATCCTGCCCATTTTGGTCTTTTGGGTCTGTGTGCATCATCAAAATAGCTTTATCGTGACCTACTTTGTCTAAAAATTCTTTAAACCAATAAACAAGTGTTCCAGATTGTTTTCTTCGGGCGTTTCTGTTGTTCCAGAAAAAGACCATTTTTTCGTTTTCTTCGTTATCAAGAAGGTTTTCTTTGAATATTTTCTTTCTAAATTTAGAAATTTCTGCGCTTTCTAACTTTTTAAAAATATTTGAATCAACTGCGTGCGGAATATAAGCCGATTCTACACCTGGAGATACTGTTTGTACAATGTCGTATGTTACTTTGCTGATTGCAGCAACATAGTCATTGGAATTATAGAATTTTGCATTAAAATGTGGATATGGATAATTGTCCCAAACATGATAATAAACTATAGGCATCAGTGGTCTTATTTCGTTTTCAATCATCCATAGCCATTCATAAAATCTGGGATCTGTCATAATCCACATAATATCTGGTTTTTCATTACGAATAATTGATCTAACAGAGTCTGGGTCTCCGTATCCATCTACTGGAAAAATAAGTAAATCATCTCCCCATTCCTCAGTTTTCTGGGGATTATAGTCCGGATGTTTAATAGCCCCAGCCAATGAAATGATTTTATATTTTCCCGTTTTTAGTAAGGATTCTATCACATATTTGGTTTGTGTTCCGACCCCTGAAGGGCTGAAGGGGTGATCAGATATTGTAAGAACTTTGATTTTTTCGCTCATTCGTTTCTCCTTTAAGAACCATTATAATACATTTTGAAATATTTTTTAAGTCTTTTTTGAAATATTTCTTAAAAAAAAGTGTAAAATGTGCTATTATAAGATTGCAAAGGAGCAATAGAAGATGAACTGGAATGTTAAAAAAGAACAAAGTGGCATTAATAAAAATTATTCTCTTATTAAGATCTTAAGAAGAGAAGGAAAAATTAATAAAAACTTTTTATCTGCTTTAGATAATGTCACTATAGAAGAAATAATAGCAATAAAACTGGAATTATCAGCTAGAGCAGCTGGAGGATATTTATATAGTTTTCCTATTTTTGATTCTATAGAACATATGGTAAGAGATGGAGTTTATAAATTTGCTTTGTCTTGTACTAAATCTAAAAAAGAAGCTGCTCGATGTATTGGCTTGACACCCAGAGAATTTAGACACAGAATAAAAAAATATAATATACAAAACGAACTATTAGAAGAAAGTAAAAAAAGTACTTGATCTTTTGTTGTAAATATGCTACAATAAAACAATGAAAAAGATTTTTCAAAATATTGTAATTTCTGTTCTTTGTAGTATTGGAATTTATTCTTCTATTAATTTCTTCTTTAATAAAACTAATATTACTACTTTAAAGATTAAAACAGATTATTTCTATTTTTATATAAATTCCCACCCTTTAAAAGGCAGGAAAATTAAATATAAATTGCTTATTGAAGAAGAAGGGGTTATAACTACTAATTGAAGGTTTATTAGTAGTTCAGTATTTCAGGACGGCTTGTTGGTTTTTCTTTCTTTTTTGATGGCTTACTTGTTGGTTTTTCTTTCTTTTTTTTCACAGAACGAGTTCCTTTCATAAATTTAACTATGTTTGCATGTGTTGGTGAAAGAGAATAGTGATGAAATTTTCTGTGAACAGCCGAAACTATCCCAACCAACCGGCCATTAGAGTTTAAAACAGGCCCACCGGAAGCTCCACCAGATACAGGGATACTCATAAGTGCCCACCTTATTTTGTCTTCCTTTCCTTTAAAATAACCTAAAAACTGACCTTTGAAAAAAGGTATCATTTTAAAGCTTATCCACCCATGAGGTGCCGAAACAGCATATAGTGTATTGCCAACGTCTGGGGCTTTTTTAGCTATTGAAATAACCGGATGTTTTGTTCTTTTAAGGCTCATAAGAGCCAAGTCTGTTTTCTTGTTTTGCCTTACTACTCTCAAGCCATAGTGTTTTTTGCCCCAAAAATCTACTGCTGTGTAACTAATAGATTTTTTTATTTTTGCACCGGGACGGTATATTCGCATTCTTTGAAAAAGACCTAAAGGACTCATCCAGATTAAATGCGCAGCAGTTAAAAGATAAGTTTTATTTTTTGTATGCCGAACAACCGAGGAACTGGCTGCCATTGACCTTGTGGCCTCTACTCCACAGTATATTTTTGTACATCGAAAATATGTTACTCTTTTTGTAATATACATAAAAGATTTGCGAGGATAGACTTTTTTCTGGAAATCGGTCATTGTGAAGCCAATCGCACCAAAACCTAGGAAAAAAGAGAGAAAAATAATCAAAAAAGCGCTTGTTTTCATTGTTTTTGTTTCCTTATTGTGTTAAGCCTGTGACTTTTAAAATAAAACTTCAGCCTTAT